GCATTGGCCGTGGCGGCTTCCGCCGCGCTTGTGCTGGAGACTGTATTATTGAGTTTCACGCGGCCGGCCTGCGTGAGGCTTGCGGACTTGACAGCCTCGCTATAGACCGCCTTCACGGCCTTGGGCGTGGCGGCCAGAGCCTCACTGTCAGAATTCAGCGCGCTGGAAAGTTGCACGCGGCCGCTGGAAGTGGTGCTGGCCGCGCGCCCGGCTTCGGCGTGCGCACTGTCGGCTCTGGCCTGTGCGGCTGCCGCATCGGCTTTAGCTCTGGCGGCAAGTTCGTGGGTGACTTTCACGGCCTTGGGCGTGGCGGCCCGGTCTTCGCTGTCCAGGTCGACGGCACTGGAGAGCCGGGCAATGCCCGCCTTGTCCGCAGAGGCCATGCCACCCGCCGGATGCGCGCCAATGTCTTCAGGCGTCAGGGCATCCGCACCGCCGCTCTGATGCGTCTCTTTATGCATTTCGGGGACACGGGCGTTGCTGAGCCGGGCATCGTTGCCTTCACACGCCGTACCCGGCGTGGAACCGAACGGCAGAATTTCCTTCCGCAGCCGTGGCCCGGCTCCGGAATTCTCAAACAGTCGTTGCAAAATTTTCGGGTATGCCATGCTCCCTTCCCCTATTTGCGCCGGACAAGCACGTCCATATCCGGCACGATGTCGTCATGAAAGACGATTTCAGAAGATTCTTCGCCCACGGCGCCCATTTCGGCATATTGGGCCGTGGCGGGATCAGTTCCTTGCACACAGGCCAGCCCGTCGAGAAATACTTCCAGCCTGTCCGCCCCCACCGGATATGCGGGCACGGGCCAGGGCGTGCCTGCCGGAACAGCGTCCGTCCGGCTCCCGGCCGCGGAAAACGCCTCAGCCGCCTGCCCAACATGCGCGAGGGAATCGGCAGGATGCCGAGAATGTCGCCGTTCACGTTTTTTACTCTGTATCCCATGCGGATTCCCTCGTTCTGAATCAGGCCAGTTTTTCAAAGACGATGGCGTCGTCGCGCAGATCATCCCTGGGGATGGCCGCTCCATGTTCGATGACGATGGAAGCTTTTTTGGTCACGGCTTCGATGGAAATGCCGCTGTCTTCAGCCTGCTTGCCGCTGGCGTCGGCAAAGATGATCAGGTTCCTGGCGGTGGAGGCGGCCACGCCTTCCACCGGGCGTCTGGCGTTGGCCTGAATGACGTACCAGTCTTCATCATTGGCCGTGCCGGAGAAATCTGCCTTGCAGACAATGGTGTCGCCCACTTCGCACGTCTGCCCCTTGTACACGCCGGCAGTGGCCACATAGTAGGCCCAGCCGTTCTTGTAGTCCTGCGCAGGCAGATCCGCGTCGCTGTTCACGTCGCCCTTGTTCACAAAGAAGTCGATGTTGGCCATTTCGCTCTGCTTTTCGCGCAGGGCCTGAATCTCGCTTTGCACATTGCTGGGAGAGCCCGCAGCGTCATTGACGCTCACAATGCCCGCGTCCGTCTGGGGATGCAGGACATTGCCGTCAACATCCTTCAGAACGACTTTGCTGATCTGGGACATGATCTTTTTCCTCCAACAGGTTGAGGATTACGCTTGAGGCAGTTCCGCGTAACTCACGGCTCTGTTGCTCAAGTCGGAAATAGTGTTTTCCATCCGCGTGAGGCGTTCCTCCAGAATGCTTGCTCCGGCGCCCGCTTCAGGAACATCAGCGTGAGCGGCAATGTTCACTTCAAAATCGGAATCCGCCGGAGCGGCAAACAGCAGACGCACGGCATGGGACAGCGCCCCCTTTTCGCCCGCTTCTTCCCATTGCCGGTTCTGATGGCAGGCAAGGCCGTCCCACGACAGGCGCACGGCATGATGGCCGGGATAATACCCGCAGCCTTCAGGCAAAGGGAGCAGGCCTCCTTCATTTACCCCCTGCACCAGCGTCCAACTGGCAAACATGCCCTCGGCCATACGGGTTATAAGGGCTTCGGCTTTCTCCGCGGCGCTGTCGGCGGCCGTTTCCGCGCGCTGCGCGGCATCTTCGGCTTGACTTTGCGCGGCTTGCGCGCGATCCGCCCGCTCTGTCGCCAGGTTGGCCTGCCGGGCGGCTTCCGTGGCGGACGCGGCGGATTGCTCCGCGCTGTGGGCAGCGGCCTGCGCATGGGCTTCGGCTTCAGCCGTGGCGCGGTCCACGGCCTGGGTAATGACCTGCGGCGTGAGCATGTCCACGGCCACGTCATGCACGGCTCGCTCCGCATCGTCAGCCACGCCTTGCACATACGCCTTGTCCTGAGCAGTGGCCTGTTGGGCGGCCACGGCCATGTCCGCGCTCTGCCTGGCGAGATCAACGCCGGCTTCCACGGCTTTGGCAGCTTCCTGCGCGGCCTTGGCGCTGCCTGCCGCGTAGTCCGCATTCTGTCGGGCCATATCCGCCGCGGCTGCCGCCCGTTGCCCGGCCGATTCGACACAGCTTTGCGCGCTTTCCGCGCGCCGGGCCGCGTCCAGGGCTTCGTCGCGGTGACGTTCCAGCCCTTGCGCGGCATTCTCGGCCCGCTCCGCGCACTGGCACGCCCTGGTGGCGGAATTCTGCGTCGATGCGGAGGAGCAGCCCGCGCGCTTCGCGGCGTCCAGGGCCCGTTCGGTCAGGTTTTCAAAGTCCTCACCAAAGAGCGCCGCTTCCTCACGCAAGGCCGCAAGGGCGCTGTTTCGCGCGCCGTCAATCTCCCCAACGGCATGTGCCCCCGCCTCGGCCACGGCGTTCACCGTAGTGACCTGAGCGTCGGAAGCCGTTTGGGAAATTTCGCTCAGAACATCACCAGACCTGATTTCAAGGGCCTGCAAGGCATCCGCCTTATATTGCGTAATGCAGGCCGTGGCGTCGGCCGTCAGCCGGGCCGCGGTCTGCTCCGTCCGCTCCACCACCGTGTGCTCGAAGGCGCCGACGGTGTCGGCAACGCCGTCCACCATTTCCCGGGCGCGCAGCTCGTGCCCCTGGGCCTGCCGGGCGGACTCCTGCGCCGCCGTCTTTGCGGCCTCCGCCTGATCCGCGAGGGCGTTCAGGCCGCTTTCCACGGCCGACACGGCGTCTCTGGTGCTCTCGGCCGCCGCCGCGTATCTCCCGGCTTCCGCCGCGTAGGCGGCCACCTCGGAGGTGATGATCTGCCCCGCGCCACGCTGTTCGTAGGGCGGCAACTCGGCAATATCGTGCAGGTTGCAGTGGGCGTTGGGCACCGTGGCGTGGTAGCGCAGACTGCGCAGGGGCGGCAGGTGGCTCGGATGTTTCCCGCCGCTGACCTGGCAGGCTTCGGGGAAGGTTACCGTCACCATGTACTCGCTGGATTCCGTACCCAGCTCATTGGGCCAGACCTTGAGCACGGCGCGGCCCTGCGGGTCGGTTTCGGCGCGCGCTTCGCGGGGCACGATCAGGCCGCAGTACCGTTCCACAGTGGTCAGGCGCATCACAATCTGCGCCCGGTGAACGGGGCGGCCCTGCTGGTCGCGTATCTGCGCCGTGACATTGACCAAGGGTATATCCATGCTGTCCTCTCAATCCCCCGAATTGACGTACAGGGTTCCGCCGCCATGCCGATTGCGGAACATCCGCGTGCGGGCGTCGGCGCATCCCTCGTTGTACAGGTCGTTGTGCAGGGCCGCGCCCTGGGCGTCTGTCCACTCTATCCGAGCGCCGCTCATGCTCTTGAGCCGGGCCAGGGCCCCGTGGGCAATCACGTCGCCCCACGCCTCCATGATCTCCGCCGGGAGCGCGCTTGCCGTTCTGGCCGGGCGCGCAGTCGCCTCAATGGTGGCCACGGCGTCACTCTGCGGCGTGAAGCGCAACACAATGTCATAGGACGACGGGACATAGTCCGACCGGTCAAGGAGCCGTCCGTCCAGATACAGTCCCAGCACGTCAACCAGCACGGCGTCACGGGGCATGGGCACCGTAATCCGGCATTCCCCGGCCGGGACGCTTTCCGCCAGCACCATGCTCCAGACGCCCGTCTCCTTGCAGAAATCGCCCGCCACCATCTGCACGGCGTCAAGGGCCATGCTGCGGGGACAGGGCAGCACCTGCGGCAGAATACGGGGCAAAAGCCCGTCCATGGGCTCCATGCGCGTAGCGAAGGTCATGCGCCGCCTCCGGGAACGGCAGAGCTTTTGGCCTTGGGCCATGCGCCGTCCACCTGGGTCTTGATGCCGAGCAGCGAGCCGTACATCTGCATGTGGTAGGCTGCCTTGCCGGCGTTGCTGCTCTCGTTGTCGCCGGAAAGAATGCCCGCAAGCACATGATGTTTCAGGGCTTCCGCGTAGTCGTCGGGCAGGCCCATCTCCTGATCCGGGCTGACGATGACGGCGGGCGGCGCGCTGTACGTCGCTTCCACCCAGACATCCACGTTCCCCGGCACGCCGGGATAGACGTAGTAGACATCCTTGTTGGTCATGCGGTCGCAGGCGTAGTTTTCCACCACCTCGCCCGTCCGGCCGGGGTCGGCCCAGGCCAGCAATACGGCCGGGGATGCCGACACAATGGCCGGGCCGGGCGTTTCGCCGTCCCGCCCCAGATTCCGCGTCAGCTCGATCAACATGGTCGCGTCGCGGCTGGCCTCGTGCAGCCGACGCCGCGGCAGGCGTTGCCGCATCCCCGGTTCCAGCCGGACAGGCTCGGTGATTGCCGTGACATCCGGTCGCTGCATGGAGACGGCCCGCAAGGCCGCGTTCAGGAAGTCGAGCAGGCCGATGCGCCCGTCGTCTCCGCCTTCCCATGGCCAGCGGCTTTCAAGGCCGGGCTCCAGATCCTGCAAGGCCCCGGACACCAGGCGCAGCACTTCGGCGGCGCGCATCACATTCTCGCCAGTTCGCCCGTGGCCGGGTCGATATGGCCGAGCACGCGGTACGAAAAACGCTGCGCCGGACGAAAGACAGTCCTGTTCTGGCCGGCTTCATCCACCGCCTCCGCCACCTGCTCCACAGCCAGATCGAGCACGTCGAGCACGCCCTGCGGCACGTCCACTTCCTTGTCCCGCACGATCAGGTATTCCCGTCCGTTCACGGCCACGGGCACCGGGCAGCAATCCTGCGGGTCTTTGCCGCTGGCAATGATGATCCGCACCTTGCGCTGCGAGCGGAGCTGGCGCTGGATGGCCTCCTCCTGTCGCGAGACTTCCGCATCAAGGGCGTCCGACTGCTCTTTGAGCTTCGCTTCGGCCGCCTCTTTTTCCTCTCTGGCGGCGCGGGCCAGAGTCCTGGCCGCCTCGGCTTCCTCTTTGGCGGCATGGGCCTCGGCTTTCAGCCGTTCCACTTCGGCTTTGAGCGCGTCCGCACTTTCGGCCGGATTGGCGGTCTGCGCCGCTTGTTTGGGATCAGCCATGTCGTATCTCCTTTAGACCCTGGACACGGCCACTTCAGCGCGCGCCATGTAGAAGTCGTACAAAATGATGGCGCCGTGATACGCCTTCCAGCCGATGGTGCCGCGCTGCCCCAACGGGTCGCCGCCGCGCGGCGTGTTGGGGTTGAGCACTGTGGGGGTGATGGGCGACGCGCCGTTTTTGCCGCGCGCAAAGGGAATGGTGCCGAACGCATTTTTTCCGAGATACAAAATCGGGTACACGTCCGCGCACGCGCCGTCATTGGATTCCACGGGCTTTCCGGCCGCGGGCGCGGCTCCGGCGTCCAGCCACGGCTCCAGCACCGTGGTGCTGAGGTAGCGCACGCCCTCGACGCTGCCGATTTCCCCGTCCATGGGCTTGTAGCTGCCGTATTTTTCCACCGGGACAAAGCCGGGCATCTCCCGGATATCCGCTTCGCAGTCGGTATGGCACACGGCGATGTACGACGGCGGGATGGGCGAGGTGCCGAAGTTGGGCGAGGCGTTGACCACGCTGGTGATGGGCTTGGACATCTGGCGTTTGAGCCCGCGCATGACGCGCCGTTGCAGGGCCAGGGTCAGGGGCTGGTTCACCCCCGCGCGGCTGGTGGCGATAACGCCGCCGGTTTCGCCCGCGAAATGGACGTTGGTCCCGGCCAGCAGCGTGCCGATGGTCACCCGCTCCAGCATGATCGCGGCCTGCTCGCCCAGAATGTCCGAAAACTCGGCAATGAGCGGATCTTCATGGGTGTCGGTCAGCACGTCCGTCAGTTCCACATAATCGCCGTACTGCGTAATACTCGCCTCAATGTCGCGGAAGGTGGGCTGGGACGCGGCGGGCGTCACGCCTTCGGTCAGCGGCTTGGGCTGATTGGGCAGATGCAGATACCCGCGGAACTTCATGACCTTGCCCATGTTTTTGGGCAGGGGCTTGGCCTGGCCAAGCCGCGAGACAACCAGCAACGGCTGCGCGCGCTCAAGCAGTTCCCTGGAAAAGTATCCCGCGGTTCTGGGCGAGATGTTACCTGTGCTTGTCATAGGCATGGGCTGAAACCTCATTTGGACATATTACGGGTGTGCGTTCCACCCGGCGTCGAAATCGTCCTTGTCTCCAACGCCGGCGGGCGCGACAGGCGCGCCTCGTCCCGGTACGGCGAGCGCGCCGGTGGGGTCGGGCTGTTTGGGCTTTCCACCACGCTCGCGTTTATATTGAGCCAACAGGGCGGACACCTCAGCCGGGTCGCGTCCGTATCTGGCCACTTCCATAAGCCTGGCGGCCTCCGCATACGGCTTGGCCCCGATCCAGTCCAACACGTCCTGCTGATACCTGACGGCCTCGGCCCTGCGGTCGGGGTCGGCCAGCATGGCGGCGTACTCGGGATGGTCCCGCTCGAACATGGCTTTGAACGCCGCATTGTGCGCTTCCCGCGCCTGCTCGTAACGGGCCGCTTCCGCTTCACGCCGGGCCTGGGCCTGTTGGCGTCGGTACAACACCTGCTCCGCCCGGTCCTGGGCCAGCTCCGGCCCGTACTGTTCAAGCCGGGCGCGGACACTGGCGCCCTCCGGCGTATCCTCCAGGGCCAGAGCCGCGGCGGCCGGGTTCAGGGTTTTCAGCGTTTCCAGCTCGTCCGCGATTTCTGCCGGCGTCTCCACCGTCTTTACCGGGGCGGGTTCCGGCGCCGCTTGAGGCGCGGACGGAGGATCGGATTTCAGTTCATAGTCGTGAAGCTGCTCCGGGCTCGTCTGCGGCATGACGGGAGGCGTCTGCGGCGTATCCGCCCGCGGCTGTTCCTCCGGCCGGGCCTGTTCACCGCCGGGCTGCTCCGGCTCTTTCGCAGGGGCCGTATCCCGTCCTTCGTCTTCCCCGCCCAGCTCGAAACCTTCATCAAACTGGGCTTCAGCCTGTTCCCCGGTCGGCATTTCGGGCCGGGCCGCCGTCTCTTCCTGCAACTGACTCATGATTCCACCTATCCCGCGTTGCGCGGGGTTATGGCGGCAAGCAGGCTCCGGGCCCCAGCGGCCCGGCCCTGCGCCCGCCAGATGGTGATGTTCTGATCCGCCGATTCCATCTCCTCCTGAGCCTCGGCTATCTCGGCTTCCAGCAGGTCGATCAGGGCCGTGTGCAGGCCCTGGCCGTGCGCTTTTTGCAGGGCGCGCACGGCATCCGCCCTGCGGGCGCGACTATCCGCGTTCATGCCCCAACTCCTTGCCGGGGCGCGCCGCCCGGCTGAGGCTCACCCGGCGGCAGAGACGGAGCTCCCGGCTGTCCGCCATCGGCGGCCTGCGCGAGCTGGGCCAGCAAGAGCACCATCTGCCGTTGTATCTGCTCCGGCGTCATGCCTTGGCGCTGCAACTGTTCCATCAGGGCTTCAGTATGGGCTTGCGCCTGGGCCTGAGCCTGCGCCCGCATCTGCTGCTCCTCGTACTGCCTGGCCTCTTCCTCGCTGCGCAAAATGCGCTCCGCCGGCAGGTCGGTCTGCTCCAGGGCCACTTCGAGCAGTTTTTCCGCGCGGATGAACGGCGCGAAGGCCGGAATGCCCATGTAGGAAATCAGGGCCGGAACCTGCTGGGCGCGAACCTCTTTGGCGATCATGCTCTGACTGCCCGAGGCCACCACCTCAAAGTCGCCCTTGATGTCCTCGCGGGGATTCCACTGCATGTTCCAGCGAAACATGGCGCGGATGAACGGCGCCACAATGCAGTCGTCAAAGTCCTTGATGTGATCCTTGAGCAGAATGTTGGCCGCGCCCATGAGCATGGACAATCCGGAGGCGGTTTTGCCCGCCCCCGCAACATTGCCGTCACCAGCGTTGAAGCGTGGCGTGGACACCTCGTCGGCTCCGTTCTGCCAGAATGTGGCGAGCGCCAGATTGTGCTCAATGGCCGAGGGCACCGTTACGGCCTGAAATGCCTGGGAGAGGTTGATGCCGTGCTTGTTGAACAGGAAAATCCGGTTGGCCTGCATCTCCAGCGGGTCTTCACCGGGCGCCAGGCAGGCCATGTTGATGCCATAGACAGGGCCGGAAGAAGCCCCGGCGTTGTCCTGCATGGCGCGCACGGACGCATTGATGCCCGCCTGCGGGGCGCGCAGGGCGCAGGCAATGCCCTCGGGCCAGAAAGAAGTGTCATCCTGCTGGTAGGGGTAGAAGAAATAGGGGATGTCGATGCCTTCCAGCGGATTGACCATGGCCTTGACGATCACGTCGCCCAGCATCCAGACATTGGAGGAGTAGACCTCTCCGTACTTGTCCTCGCTGATCTCCGCCCCGGCCGTAGCCAGATCCCGGCCCGCGAGAAAGCCCCAGCGCTCGTACACGCGGTAGCGGTTTTTCAGGGCCACGGCTCCGCCTGTGGCGTTGTCCTCGTTGAGATCGCGGACCTGGCTCTCCCACGAACTCAGTTGCGCGTCGCCGTCCGGGTGCTCGTTGATGTAGCGCCGGATGCTCGCGCCGTTGAAACCGGGGAAATTGGACAGCTCCAGCAAATCCTTGTCCGTCATCATGTGCAGTTGCCAGACAAAGCGCAGTTCGGCGGGCAGGCGGGCGCCGGGATCGGGAAAGATGTCCCATACGCTCACGGCCTCGTGATACGGCCGCAGATCTGTGGAAAAGACCTGTTCCCGCCAGACCGTGTGGCCGTTTTCGTCCCTGGCCGGCGCAAAGCGCCGTGTTTCCACGCGCTCCACCAGCGGCCCCTTGAGCACGCCCATGCCGTACAGACAGGCGGATTTGACCACGGCCCGGCAGTTCTGCTGCCAGCTTGGCCGGCGCTGGCCGTTGGCGTTGCACTCGCGAAGCTGGTC